AGTAACTACGTGAAACAAGGAATAACATCGTGGATACATAATTGGAAACGAAACGGGTGGAAAACCTCGGGTGGCGGGGATGTTAAGAATAGAGAACTATGGATTCAAATCGATGAACTTCGTGTAAAAATCAAGATGATTGAATGGAAATGGGTAAAGGCACATAACGGAAATCCCCGGAACGAAGCGGTGGACCAATTAGCCAGGGAATGTGCGAAAAATATATCCATATAATCTAAGTCCATGAGTGAAGATAACTGTGAATGGTGTGAGAAGCAAGAAAAGTTGCTTAAGAAATGGGCTGAACGCGCGGCGGGGTATAGGTGGCTTCACAATCACTCAAGACTTTATTTCAAACGACAGAATGATTGGTTGTCTTACCCTTCTATTATTATAGCCTCCATAACGGGTGTTGGTGGTTTTGCCGTTTTAAATCCAAGTGGGAATGCAGATGTATCTCAAGATACCAAAAACAATATAATGATCATTCAATATTTCTTTGCCTTCCTAAATGTTTTGGGTGGAATTTTGACGAGTATATCAAAGTTTAGTCAGTCTCTACCTTTATCTGAGGCACATTCAGCTATGTGTGTGCAGTGGTCCAAGTTCTATCGAAACATTGACATGGAACTGTCTTTGGACATCAAACATCGAGGAAATGTCGTTGAGTTTCTCATGAAGTCTCGAGAAGAATATGACAAGTTGTTGGACGAAGCTCCAGATATACCGGCTATATCGATTCAGGCTTTCCTCTTACAATTCCCAGATAAAGATAATAAACCCGATGTGTGTAACGGCTTGTCCATCATCGTAGACGATGACACGGCATCTGTGAGTGGTTCTCAACGGACGGTCGCGCGATGGTTAAAGGGTTTAAAGGGGGTCACGCGGAGAAAGAGTCGAGAAATGGATGAACTCGAACGAATGGAATCTGTATAATTTTCTACACGTACTTTAAGAATGAAGATCTTTTTGAACATTCTCACCGTGACGATCGTGTACGGACTCATCTATAGCCAGATGAGACCCGAGCATTTTGGGTTCAAAAGTTCTCTCGATCCTTTCTATTTTGCGTTCACCACGATGAGCAGTGTGGGATACGGTGACATCAGCCCAAAGACGGATACCGCCAAGTTGATGGTGATGACACAACAGATGGTCATGATGGGCGAGTTGGCCAAGTTGCTGAAATTATTTTAATAGAGGGGTCCGAATAATAAAATACTATACTATTAATAGAAGTAACATGAGAATCTTTTTGATACTACTTTTACTAATAGTAATTGCATATGCAACTACAACTAATCATGTTAGTTTTATACAGGATGAGGATGTCACTGATAGTGGATTCCATGTATTTGACGCCTTCAATGAGAGTGAGATTAACTACATTCTTGGATTGGTTGACTCCAAAAAGTACATTGAAGCTAAAAAATTTATACATAATCACTCAGGTGTTTTGAAGAATCTACAGAGATTGCTGGGTGAAGAGTATGTATTTACGGACTATATATTCTCCATAGAAAAGTCCAGTGTTTCAACGTGTCACCGAGATGAGAATGGAGATGTTATAAATCCTAAAATGAAACACCCTTCTTATACGATCATCTTCTTTTTGGAAGATATGAAGTCGTGTTTAGATGTGATTCCCAAGTCCCACAATGAGAGAAATAAGATTTACATCACAAAATCAATCAAGAGTGTTGGTTGTGAACCTGGGCAGGCTATCCTCTTTGATGCGAACTTAATCCACTCCGGTGCCATCAACGCGAATAATGACAATAAGAGGATTCAAATGAAGGTTACCCATAGGGATGATTTAGAAAATATTGGAGAGTTTAACAAGCAGTACTACCGCGTCGGTGATGCTTCAAAGGACACATCCAACAAGAATACTCTATTTTATAGACGTATGTCATGTTTCTTACCAGGTATGGCTGATGTGACGGCAAATGGTAATCATGTACCGGAGTTTATAAAAAAACTGTACAAAAAACTTGTGTATGGTGGTGAAAATAAATACGATCTCAAAGTTGTTAAACCTGAGAAGTAATTTTTCTAAAGTATTGTAATGGACAGCTGTTACTACTACAGAGACTACAAACTTCCAAAGGGTAACCTGGATCCTAGTGTGGACTGTACATATGTCCTCATCATGCACGACTCCCCAAGAGAACATCAAATATATCAGCACATCATGAAAGCCGAACTAACTTCTAAAATTGTTTTTCAATATAACTTTGGTTACAAGAAGTGTGACAAAACGTTGCGCGAGAACAAACCAAGTATTGATTTAGAAGATGCCTACAAGACCGCGTTCAAACACGCACTTGATAGGGGATACAAGAGAATCCTGGTTTTAGAAGATGACTGTGAGTTTGATGAGCGTATCAGGGATCCAAAAATCGTTGAAGATTTGAACACGTTTTTCATAGAGAAAAATCCAGATGTATATAATTTTGGTAGTGCGACACCTTTACTTTCACCCATTGATGTAGTACTACATAATAAACACCAACGTTTGATTTGGAATACCCACACACACGCAACTGTGTACAGTGAAAATTTTATGAAAACCTCTAGTAATAGAAATTTTTTATTTGATGCATCTGACATGGAAACGAATAGATACTCTTCCAAGTTCACATATAAGTTTCCGTTAGCATACCAAAAACTTACGGCAACAGAAAATGCATTAGAAAGTTATCCATTTTTATACACACTAACTAAATCTATTATAATAAAACCAAGTGGTATTGATAAAAAAGTTCAACCTGGTTACGATAATATAAAAAAAAATTCTAACTATCTAGCCATATTATCTTTTGTACTTTGTATTGTTCTAATTACATTTTTAATCGGTAAAAAAATGTAAATGTAATATAATGGACAGCTGTTACTATTACAGAGACTACCAACTTCCTAACGGCAATTTAGATCCTAGTGTAGACTGCACGTATGTCCTCATCATGCATGATTCTCCTAGGGAGCACCAAATATATCAGCACATTACGAAAGCTGAGCCAACTTCTAAAATTGTTTTTCAATACAATTATGGTTACAAAAAGTGTGAAAAGTTTTTACGTGAAAACAAACCGAACATTGATTTAGAAGATGCCGTTAAGACTATATTCAAACATGCACTTGAACGGGGTTACAAGAGAATCCTTGTTTTAGAAGATGATTGCGAGTTTGATGAACGAATTACAGATCCAGAAGTTTATCAGGATTTGAATATGTTTTTGATGAAAAACAACCCTTCTGTTTACAACCTTGGATCTATATTTCCAATTGTATCTCCATTTGACATCATAAGTAACAGACGACATCAATTAATATTATGTAACTTCACCGCACATGCTACAATCTACAACAATAAGTATATGAAATATGCTATAGATCACGATTTCATGTTAGGACATGCAGATTTTGAAACAAATAGACATGTTTCTAAATATACCCATAATACACCTTTAGCATATCAGAAAGTTGAAAAAACTGAAAATGCAAGTAAAGGTTGGTGGTATATTTGGGATTTTGTTGAAAATGTGATAGTTAAACCATCTGGTATACATAAACAAGTTCAACCTGGATATGATAACATAAAAAAGAGTTTGGATTATATAAATATCATTTGTTTTGTGTCGTGTGTACTTCTCACAGTTTACTTAATTAAAATGAAAATGTAGTTAGTTAAAGGTACAGACCGAGGAAAGATCAAGTTACGAGAACTCTTCTTAGAACCCATGGGACGGTTTACGAGTTTTGAGCCCCTGTAATGAAACGGTTATCATATGATTCTTATACCACGCGTATGCTAGTAATGGAGTAACATCCAATTAAGTGAAGTCAAATTCTGGGTTCGATTCCCAGCGGGGGTATTTTTACAACGATTATTTCCTCGTTGTAAAAATATGGTCAAGACGTTTCAGTACGACATCACGGATGTGACTTCTCCAGTACACATGGATTTATTTTTCAATTACGTGTGGTCACACGATGAAAAGGTTCATATCATTTTGGACACGACCCGATGTAAGAAGGCTTCGCTCGGTCGTGTCCTCTCGATGCGTGAAGTTCTCAACAAACATCGCCCCAATTCTAAAAAGTATATAGATCACACGACGGTATTCGTAAAGTCTGGATGGGTGAAGACTTTATTAAATATCGGATTATCCATCATTCGAACAGAGAGACCTGTTCATGTCAGTATCCCCACTTAACATCACCCGGTGTCGCCCCGGGATACTGTCTCGAAAAAAACGTTTGATTTCCGTGATTCCTGTGTCCTATCATACTATTATGTGTTCTATCTATCATCATGTACCTTCTTAAATCTTTGTAATACACACGAGCACCCTTTTCGATGAGATCCTCGTGTTTCATATCCACGTGATTGTCCATCGGGTAAAAATATTTCACGTACTTTTTCATATTGTTGACGTTCACGAGATAACATTTCGTGCTCGAAATCCACTTCACTTTTTCCAGGGTTCCCTCCTTCTTTTCGGGAAGCCTCGAGAGACAGTGGAAAAAACACATCTCAAAGTCATCCCCCTTCTCGTCGATGACGGCTTGAATTTGGTCGTACAATGTATCCGACTTTACGATGACGTTATCTTCAAACATGACGGCGTAATCAATTTTCTGTTCGAAACAGCGTTTGTAAAAGTCCATGTGTCCCATGAAACATCCGATAGCCCCAACGTTGAAGTAGGTGATATCAGGTCTTTTGACATCTGGATTATAATGCATTTCTATCGCCTTCTCAAAATAATCTGGTTCTATGTACTCTTCAAACTCTCTCGCCACTTTTATCTTTCTCGTATCGGGGCCGTATATGACTTCGATCGGGATGTCCTCGTTGTGACTCTTGAAAAATCTCTCTTGTCTGTCCTTCTGACTTTTGACGGTGAGAAGAAAACATTTGTAATCGTATCGTCTCTTTTTATCGGTGGTTCTTCTGTAGTAGAAGAACACTACCAACACCAACACCAAGATGAGAAGTGGTATCATACCTACTTAAACGTTAGAAAATACTTACGAGTAAGATGAACGTCATAGATGTATGCGGTCTATTGGGGTCAGCTTTCATCGTCGTCATGTTCGTACCTGAAATTAATCACGTGTACAAACACAAAGATGCCAAAGCCATAAATTACAACTTCCTTCACTTGAACTTGACTGCGAGTGTTCTATCCCTCGTGTACTCGTTCCACTACACTGTCATACCTATGATCATCACAAACGTGGCAGCTGGTCTTTTCTGCTTCCTCATGTATTACTTTAAACATGTTTACGAGGTTAAAGAAGAGAAACAAATTACTGATATAGTAGTTGAGGCTCCAGCTCCTATGGTGTAGTTGGTCAACACTGTGGACTTTGAATCCACCACCCCAGGTTCAAGTCCTGGTGGGAGCTCGTTCCGGATCATATGT